CTCGCAGGTAAAGTTACTTTGTCCGCACAAGACATTTCGTTCACATCACCCGACGCAATGCAACAAATTTTGAACGACCTCATGGGCGAATACATGATTTCGTCTGACAATATTTGTGCAGACAACTTGTTGGCTGCCGCCAACTCGTCAGGTGTTTGGGACGGCACACTCGCCGACCTATTGACCAGCATTTACGACGCAGCAAACGACGTTGCAAGCGGCCGCAACTGGATGCCGACACACTTGTTTGTGTCAGTAGACGTTTGGGCGCAACTTGGCAAACTTGCAGACAGCACAGGCCGACCAGTATTCCCGTTGATTGCAAACGGTTTGTCAGGACAAAACGCGCTTGGCTCACTCAACGCAGGCACATGGAACGGCAACCCACTCGGACTTGAACTTGTAGTTGACAGCAACTTTGCTGCAAAAACAATGATCATCACTCGAGTCGGTCAAGGTCAAGGCGATGCATACGAGTTCTACGAGCAAATTCGTGGCTTGATGAGCGTTGAAGTACCTTCAACACTTGGTCGCACAATGTCGTTTTACGGTTACGTATCGACATTTGCTGCAATCTCTGGAATGATCCGCAAGATCACACAGGCTTAAGCAAGGGCGGGGCAACCGCTCATGGCAACATACGCGACAGCCAGCAAACAGTTACTAGATGACTACGCCTGCATATCTACGCTCGAGCCGACCGACATACAAGTTGGCGACAGCGTAGTTGTAGGCGCGTTAGGTGCACCGTTTAACGGCACGTTTACCGTTCTAAATTGCCCACAATATTTATACACGGGCGTAGACGGCACAACTGGCGAATGGACATTTGACGAAACGATTGCAATACCTAACCAGTTGTTGTTTGCTTGCACAGGTAGCGACGTTGAATTTGTTGCGATCTACACCGGCACGGTTGCGTTTACGCCAACATGCACTTGGGTGACGGCCGCCAACTTGGTTACGTATTTGGGCGTGTCGATCACAAACCCGTCAGACGATTACACGCTGATTACGCAGTCGGTATCGGCAGGCAACCAGTTTTGTAGCCGTAGACGCGCCGAGGCGGGCTATAACGACAGTCTCAGCACGTCGCCTAGCGGTGACGTCACACTTGGCACGCTCATGTATTGCGCGGCGTTGTGGCGTTCGCGTGGCTCGCTTGAGAACGTGTTTGCGTCATTCGAGGGCATGGGTAGCGCACCGCAACAGTCATTGACGCCGATCGTTAAACAGTTGTTAGGCATTGATCGACCAGCGGTGGCATAGATGCCAGCACCGTTTACAGACCTATTAAACGAAGGCATTGATGACATCACAGCGACGCTGACGGCAATTACGTCGTTGCGCGTTGTTAACGACCCGACAAAGATTGTGCCGAATTGCGTATTCCTACAAGCACCAAGTTTTACAACTACGGCAGGCAACGGCAACATTGTGCGCATGGATTTCCCGATTAAAATTGTTGGCAGCGGCCCAGCAGGGCTACCCGTGTTGCGAGAAATATTGCAGATTGCAGCAACCGTTTTAGGCTCAGCAATTATTGTTATGTCAGGGCAGCCAGGCGTGTTAGAGATCGGTGGGCAAGAGTACCCGTGCTACGATTTGACGTGCGGTATCGCAGCGAGGACAGCCTAAACACATGACAACTTACCTAGTGACCAGCAACAGACTCGACGGGCTAAAACGCGGTGACACCATTACTGACAAAGATTTAGAGGGTTGCAACATTGAGCATTTGATTGACGCAGGGCATATATCCACGCAACAGCCCAAAAAATCTGTTAAAACTAAAGACACAGACGAAAAGGAATAACCACTATGGCCACAACCGTTTACTTGAGCAACCCAGCGCTAACAATCAACAGCGTCAATTTAACCGATCAGGCAACCGAAGCAACTTTGACATTCGAGTATGACCAACTTGAAACTACGGCGTTTGGTGACACAGCCCGCAAGTTTGGTGCATCAACGGTTACGTCATTGCAAAACAACACATTTGAGGTGACGTTATTTCAGTCGTACGAGGCATCAGAAACCGAAGCAACGATTTACGGTTTGGTTGGCATCACGACAACTATTGTCGTTTCACCTACGGCAGCGGGTCTTGCAACGCCGTCAGCGACCGCACCAAAATACACTTTGACAGGTTGCTACCTTGCCAGCCACACGCCAATTTCAGCATCGTTAGGCGAACTCAGTACGATCACTTTGACGTTTGCCGGTGGCGCACTTACTAAAGCAGTCGCATGATCGCGCGGCATTGGCCGCTGAGAACTAAAGCAATAAACAAAAAACATACAACGCCGTATCGGAGGCACTAATGCAATTAACCATGAAACTAACGTTCGCTGACAGCGAACAAACTGTCACCACAAACCTGATGACGATCGTGGCATGGGAACGCAAATACAAACGCAAAGCGTCACAAATCAGCGACGGTATCGGTATCGAAGACTTGGCGTTTTTGGCGTACGAAGCATCACGACAAAACGGCATCGTCGTACCAGCACTACTAGATGAGTACATTAAATCGTTGCTTAATCTTGAGGTCATCGAGCAGACAACCCCAAAAGTAGACGCGGCTCATACCGCTACGGATTAGCGCAGATACTTGTCGCAACCGGGTATTGGCCGCCACAGATCACATTCGACATAGATGACATGAACACAACCATTGAACTAATCAACAAAGAGCGTAAGTAATGGCGGTATCTACAACGGTAAAAGTCGTCGGCGCGAAAGACGCTATAAATCAATTAGGTAAAATTGACAAACAACTACAAAAACAATTTAAGGCTGACGCAACACAAATAGCGCAGCCTGCAATTAATTCAGCAAAAAAAGCGTACGAGGTTTTAGGCAACGAGTCGCACCCGTTTGCGTTGTCGGGTATGTCGCGAAATTGGACACAAGAGGGTCGCAAAATATTTCCGTTTAGATTAGATCGAGCAATTAAAGGCGTGCAAACAAAATTTGATACGCGCAAACGTGCTATCGGCGTAATTCTTATCATACAAAAAGACGTGGCGGCGGCCGTGTTTGAGGCAGCCGGTCGCAAAACGTCTAATCGTTTAGGCGCGTCTTTAGGGTTTCTAAATCAAAACACTACGCGAATTATTGGGCCTGCAGTTGATAAAGAACTTGAAGCGGTCACTCGTGAAATGTCTAAAATGGTTTTACAAACTATGCAAAACGTGCAAAAAGGGTTTAAGTAATGGCATTATCTATTCCGATTATTAGCGAGTTTGACGGCAAGGGCATCGATAAAGCGATCAAGGAATTTGAGCAACTTGAGGGCGCGGGTGCTAAGGCAGGGTTTGCGTTAAAGAAGGCAATGGTGCCGGCTATTGCGGCGTTGGGTGGTTTGGCGGCAGGTTTGGGCGTTGCTACGCAGGCAGCGGTTGAAGATCAAAAGGCGCAAGATTTGTTGGCGCAACAGTTGCGTACTAGCGCTATGGCAACCGATGACGTTATTGCTAGCAATGAGGAATTTATTTCGGGTATGTCGCGTGCATTTGCGGTAGCCGATGATGAGCTGAGACCGGCTATGGCGAACTTAGTGCGCTCGACTGGCTCGGTAGAGGTCGCACAAGGGCTGATGAACACAGCGCTCGACATCGCGGCGGCAACAGGCAAAGACCTAGAGAGCGTCACGATGGCGTTAGGTAAAGCAGCCAACGGACAAACAACAGCGCTAACAAAGTTAGACCCGTCGCTCAAAGGCGTGATCGATTCAGAGTCAACACTTGACGATATTACAGGCGCGTTGGCGGTGTCGTTCGGTGGTGCAGCAACAGTCGCCGCCGAGTCATTCGAAGGTCGCATGAAGGGCATGAAAATTGCGATGGACGAAACCAAAGAGTCAATCGGTGCAGCGTTGCTACCCGTGTTGCAAAAGTTGTTAGAACTATTAGAGCCAATGGCGGCATGGGCTCAAGAAAACACGACAACATTTTTAATCATTGCAGGTGTCATCGGCGGTTTCTCGGCGGCAATCATCGTGGCGAACATTGCTATAAAAGCGTTTACTATCGCGTCACAAATCGCTACGGCAGCGCAAGCGGCGTTTAACTTTGTTATGTCAGCAAACCCGATAGCGCTAGTTATCATCGGCATCGTCGCATTTGTCGCAGCGCTTGTCATTTTGTACAAACGATTTGAGACCGTGCGCAACGTAGTTGACACAGTATTTGACGCAATCAAAACAGGTGTCACGGTCAGCCTAGATTTTTTGATCAGTTACTTTAACGGCGTACTAAATATTTACAAAGGCATTTTTAACGCAATAGCAAAATTGTGGAATGGCACGGTAGGCAAGTTGTCGTTTAGTTTTCCGTCGTGGGTGCCGGGGTTTGGTGGCAAGGGCATTAGCGTGCCAAACATACCGATGCTCGCCGAGGGTGGCATTGTGACGTCGCCTACGTTGGCGATGATCGGTGAGCGCGGCCCCGAAGCGGTTGTGCCGTTGTCAAAAATGGGTGGCATGGGTGGCGGTGTCACCGTAAACGTGACAGGCGGTTTGTCAACTAGCGCCGAGATTGGTCAAGCGGTCGTTAACGCTATTCGTGCGTATAACAGGTCGGCAGGGCCAGCACAGATACAGGTTGCGTAATGGCAGGCACAGCCGTTGTCGGTGCAGGCAACTACATACTCGAGATTGACACAGGGTTTATTCAAGACGCATTTTTGCTTGATGACCCAGTTGCAGGCGTACTCGACAACACGCAGTACGTACTTGACGGCACAACAAATTTTGCTGACGTAACCACAGGCATTAACAGCGTCAACGTTAAACGCGGTAGGCGCGACATTGGCGATCAATTTAGTGCCGGCACGATGACGTTTAACATGCTTGACACGACAGGTATTTTTAACCCGTTTGATTCGCTTAGCCCATATTTTGACCCAGCGACCGCGCAACCGGGTTTAGCACCGATGCGTCGAGTGCGCTTGGCGCGCTACTCAAGCACAAACGTTAAAGAATATTTGTTCAACGGTTTTGTTGTTAACTACGACTACAACTTTGCGCTCGGCGGTCTTGACACGGTGACAGTTTATTGTGCAGACGATTTCTATTTATTGGCACAAACATTTCTTGCAGAATTTAACGTTAGCGAACAGTTGTCTAGCGCTCGACTGACAGCGGTCTTAAATTTGCCTGAGGTTGATTTCCCGATTGGGCAACGCAACATTTCTACAGGCACACAAACGCTTGGCGGCGCATCAGCGTTCACCGTTGACGAAGGCACAAACACGCTCGACTATTGCAACCAAATCAATCTCGCTGAGCAAGGCAGGTTGTTTATGGCACGTGACGGCGACCTAACATTTCAGCCACGCATCGGCAACACACTTAGCGCGTCAGTTGCAGATTTTCACGACGACAACACAAACATACCGTACGACTCGGTAGGCATCACGTTTGAGGCAGATCAAGTTGTTAACCGTGCAGCGGTCGCCATTCGAGGCGGCACACAAGAGGTCGCAGAGGACTTGGCTAGCCAAGCAAAATACTTTATACAAACGACAAGTATCACCGATTCGCTATTGCACAGCGATGCGGCGGCGTTGGCGTTGGCTAACTATTTGCTTAAGGCTGAGCCCGAGGCACGGTACACGTCGCTAGGCACAAACCTAAACAAACTGACAACAGCGCAACGCGACACGGTTGCGGTGATCGACATTGGTGACACGATCACGATTGAAAAGACGTTTGCTAGCGGTACAGGCACAACCCAATTAGCACAAGAATTAAGCGTTGAGGGTGTCGAGCATACGATCACGGTCAGCGGCGGTCATTCGGTCATGTACTTTACGTCGCCAACTACAATCGTCTATGAGTTGATACTTGATGACGCGGTGTTTGGCATCATAGATGCAGACAACGTTTTAGGATAAAGTGAGGCATTATGGCAACTAGACAAGATTTTACCGCAGGGCAAGTTTTAACGGCCGCAGAACTCGACGCGGTTGCAACCGCAATGATTGCAATTAACGCACAAACTGGCACGACATACACAACTGTGTTGGCTGATGACGGCAAACTAATTACTTGTGATAACGGGTCTGCGATTGCGTTGACCATTCCACCTAATTCAAGTGTTGCTTATGGTATTGGCACGCAAATAAATATTATGCAACTTGGCGCTGGTCAGGTAACTATTACGGCAGGGTCAGGCGTAACACTTCGAAGCGCTGGCAGTAAATTAAAAACAAGCGCACAATATGCGGTTGCGACTTGCGCAAAGATTGCTACCGATACTTGGGTCGTTGTCGGCAACTTGTCGGCATAGGTCATGCAAATTCTTGCGTTTGGCGGCGCTAATCCACCTACAGCAGTTGATTATCTTGTTGTTGCTGGTGGTGGTGGTAATGGTCGTGAAGATTTTGCTACTGGTGCTGGCGGCGGTGGCGGTGCTGGCGGTTTGCGTTCAACTGTCACGGCAACGGGTGGTGGCGGTTCGCTCGAGTCAGCGTTAGCGGTAACGGCTGGCGTGCAACTAACCGTTACGGTTGGCGCTGGTGGCGCAGGCTATGCAGGTGGCGCAGGCGCACCGGGTTCTAACGGTAGCAATAGTGTGTTCAGCACAATTACCGCTACTGGTGGCGGTGGTGGCGGTGGTGGCAGTAGTGGGCCATGTGCAGGTTTGAACGGTGGGTCGGGTGGCGGTGGCGGTACACGAAATACAACTGGTGGTGCAGGCACGGCAAACCAAGGATTTAAAGGCGGTGACACGGGTGCTTCAAATACGAGCGGTGGTGGCGGTGGTGCTGGTGCAGCAGGTCAAAATGTTGGCACAACTAACACGGGCGGTAATGGTGGCGACGGTGTGCAAGTTGCGATTACTGGCTCAAGTGTGTATTACGCAGGCGGTGGCGGTGGCGTAGGTTCTACGGCTGGCGGTAGTGGCGGTCAAGGCGGTGGCGGTGCAGGTGCAAAAAATTCTGCAACTTTTACTGCACCAGTAGCAGGAACTGTCAATACTGGTGGCGGTGCTGGTGGTGCAGGTAACGATAGTGCAACATCACAGGCTTCAGTTGCAGGTGGTAGTGGTATTGTCGTTTTACGATACGCAGACACATTTGATGCGGCAGCAGCCACAACGGGTTCACCAACAATTACTGTTTCAGGTGGCTACCGCATTTACACATTTACGGCTAGCGGAAGCATCACATTCTGATGGCACACTTCGCAGAAATATTAAACGGCGTTGTGCAGCGCGTAATTGTTGTGCATGACAACGACGAAGCAAACGGCGCACAATTCTGCCATGATCTATTCGGCGGCGAATGGGTGCAATGCAGTTACAACCATCGCATACGCAAACAATTTCCGTCAGCAGGTTATACCTACGATCATGTACGCGACGAGTTCGTTGCACCGCAACCATTCCAGTCGTGGACTCTTGACGAAAACAACGATTGGCAACCACCAACACCGAAACCTGACGGCGACCACTACTGGAACGAAGAAACACAGACATGGCTACCATTCGAGCAGCCTTAGCAGTATTGTGTTTAGTGTCATGCTCAACAAGCAAAACAAACACAACAGGCGGCGCAAAAATCCGCAATCTATCAATAGTCGAGGTTTGTAAATATGGCTCGCCTGACAGGTGCGAAATTAGAAAATAACCAAATACACGCACGGCTAATCGTCACCGTCGGCGTACTAATGGCGATCACATTTGTGATTATGGTTGTCGGTTTGTTGTTTGGTTTATTGTTTGTGTCAATGCCCGAGGAAATGTCGCCACTCGACAGCAAAATTGTCGACTTACTTAGCACTATCAGCGTGTTTTTAACAGGCGCGTTATCGGGCCTAGTGTCGGCTAACGGCATAAAAAATTTAGACAAAAACAACGACGGCGTACCTGACGCACTCGAATGACAAAACCTTACGTAGTAACCAAACAGCCAGTCGTTGCGTCACCGTTGGCAGGCATGGCTAAATGGGTTGAGTTGTGTTGCAAACATAGCGACGGCAGTTTATGGAATAACGGCATTTTTGTTAACCGTGATATGCGCGGCAAACCCGGCATTATCAGCAACCACGCTCGAGGACTAGCAACAGACGTTTCATACCGTTGGCAAGCACAACAAAAACGTGGCAGGCAAGACGGCCGCAAAATATCGCTTGACTATTTGAACAAACTTTTGTTGAACGCCGACAAGCTCGGCATACAACTTGTGATTGATTACGCGCAATCACGCAGTTGGCGTTGTGATCGTGGCACATGGCAAATCGGCAAATTTGATGCAGGCGACTGGTATCACATAGAGGTTGACTCACGCCTAGCAAACGACGTTGAGGCTACAAAACAAGCATTTCAAGCGGTATTCGGGTCATCACCAAAGGCAGCACCAACTGTCTTATAGGCTGGTTGATCTACCGGAAAGTAGGTCACTATGACACTCATCAGCAAACTCGCTATATCGCTATTTATTAGCGTGACATCAATATTCGTGTTGGCTAAACCGCCCGCACCAACAGCACAAGAAATGCAACCCGCACCAATAACCGTTTGGCAGGGTTTAGAACCCGCTACGCCACTACCGACCACAACGCTGGCAACTACGCCTATAACGCAACCTGACGCGTGTGAGACGGTCTATAACATGGCTCGACATGTCGGCTGGCCTGAACATGAACTAACACAACTGGTCGCGGTTGCTTACCGTGAGTCGCGTTGTCAGCCTGACGCGTTTAACGCAACCGACCCAAACGGCGGCAGCGCCGGCGCAATGCAGATTAACTATTTTTGGTGCAAACCGTCACGGTATTACGCCAACGGCTATTTGCAGGCATACGGCCTGATACGCACATGCGACGATCTATTTGATTTAGAGAACAATTTGCGGTCAGCGTTAGCGATCTACCGTTACTCGAATGGGTGGCGTGCATGGTCACTATAAAACATTTAATAATTGCGACGGTACTAACCGCGTACACGTATGTGCTACTTTGTTTCACCACACGACGAAAGGCAAAAGATGACCGGAAACATCGACCCGAGAACTGACCCACAGTTTAAAGCATTAATGCAAGTGATGAACGACATTACTGGCAACAAAGTGCCGTTTTATGAACCGCACGAACTTGCAGCGCGAAGCACACTACGAGCGTTGCAACACGAAATTGATGATCGCAACGTTTTAGATGACAGCGAACTAATTGATGTACTTAACCAAGCACGTATTGAAATTAAATATTTGTGCAGCATCATCACCGATTTGCATGAACGCATAAAACAACGCGACATTGAGATAGGTATTAAGCAATTACGGTTAAACGAAAACGAAGTTGAGATACAGCGTTTAGAAAACATGGTGCATCGTGCTTACTAAACACGAAAAATCACGTATCGCAATAGCGATCGCTGAAAGTCAGGCAAGCGCGAACGCTAAGTGGTCGCCTGAACAGCAAACACGAGTTGATGCAGCCATTGTCAAAATGGCTCGTATGAAACCACGTTTTACTGCCGACGAGGTTTGGTACGAGTTGGGCGCGTCGTTCCCAGTCACGAAGGGAATGACCGCTCGACTAATGGTTGCTGAGCGTCGCGGCGTTATCAAAAACACAGGCGAAATTACGTATGCCAAACGTGGCGGTCAACACGATCACGCACAACGCCTAACAATTTGGCAATCGCTATGAGTTTTAGTTTAGAAAACTACGTTGACGTACCTACACGTTTAACATTGGCGCTAAAAAAATATCCTGATTTACGCATACAAGAAACGCACCGCGAACTTGTAGAGATGCCCGACAAATCGTGTTTCATTCGTTGCATTGTGACCGTGTGGCGTGACTCGACTGACCCGATACCAGCAATAGCGTCAGCGTGCGAGGTTTACCCCGGCCGTACGCCATTTACCAAGATGAGCGAAAACGAGGTTGGGTTTACCAGCGCATTAGGTCGAGCATTGGGTTATATGGGGTTTGGTATCAATAAGAGCATTGCGAGCCGTAACGAGGTAGAGGCAGCCCAGTCAAGGCAGGGCAGCACGCATTTGGCGAGCGTTGTGCCGTTGCATGAGGTTGAAATGCCGTTTCCCGATGCACCACCGCAAGAGTATGCGTCACCTAAACAATTGGGCATGATGCGTGCATTAGCCAATGGTCAAGGGCTAAAGGGCGACGATCTGAAAACGTTTATTAGCGCAACGTTAAACCGTGAGGTGCATACAACCGGCGAGTTGACTAAACGTGATATGAGCAAAGTCATTGACGCATTGAAAGCAATCGAATCTAAATGACGAGACAAAATACAGTTTGGGTTTCAACTTGTGAAACGTGTCGCGCAACAATAAAACAAGTTGGCTCAAGTAGGCCGCGCAAATATTGCAATAGATGTCAAGAAAAACACCCTGCACGATTAAAAAAAATGCGCGATCGAAATCGATCAAAATACAAAAAAACAGGCAATTTAGTAAGACGAATTGAAACTAACAAACAAATATTAATTACAGAAAAGTTGTTGCGCGGCGAATGCGCGTTGCACCCGTTTTACAATAATGGTGAACGCAAATTTGTTGTGCCGGGTCTTGAATATTTGTTTGACATGGACCACATAGACCGTCATGATAAACATAAAACTATTGCAAAAATGGCTAAAGACCCAGAAAAACGTTTTCGTGATGAAATTGCTAAATGTCAAATGGTATGTGTTGAGTGTCATCGCCGTAAAACGGTTGAAAGCCGTGATTGGGTGCAAATTGTAAAGGTTCTTGAGCCACAAATGAAAACGGTTTACGATCAACCAACGCTATTTGATAATTAATTACGGGCATGACCTAAGCGTGTTGCAGCGCGGTTGGTGACACACGGCAACGTGGGTAGATGACGCGTGCGCAAGCACAAGTCAGGCAAATGTGTTACAAGATATGGGTGTGCTACGAGGCAAAAGCACGGGGGGCATTTCGCATTAGGTTTTACACACAACACAAATTGACATACTAAAAACAAACCACAAACATAAAGTTGACAACATGACCAATCACAACAAATCGAGAGCAAGCGCGACAGCGCGCGCTAGCAACTAATGCCACCACGCAGACGAACACACAACGCCGAACAACTCGGCCACTACACACAACGCAACCGCGCACGCTCAACAGCCGAATTCAAACGCAACCGACGCGCCCTATTAACCGGCAACCCAGCCTGCCATTGGTGCGGCATACGCGAAGCAACCACCGCCGACCACCTAATAGAAATTGATCGTTGGCCAGCAAACACACACGGAATAAACTCACTCGAAAACTTAGTCGCAGCCTGCAAACCGTGTAACTCATCGCGCGGCGCTCGATACGGAAACCTAAAACGCAAAAACATATACGAGCCGGCACCAACAATCAACATAAACAAAATGCATGAATATACACACAATCAATTTTTTATACAAAACACAGACGAC